CCTTTTTGTCTAACAATTCAATTTTAGATTTATTCGCAGATCTATTCTGACGACCATTGAACACATCGCCTAAAGCCGATTCCAACGTCTTCTTATTCTTTTCCAAAATCTTGGAATTAGTCGAACTAGGATCGCTCTTCTTATCTTTAGCGGTATCAAGATTCTTAGCTGCCATTTTTGTTAGCTCATTAAGACTCTTAGAAAGCTCCTCATTACTCTTTGGTTTCTTAGCTCCGGGTTTGTATCCATCCGGTACGTCAATGTTCTTAGCTTTCGGTGCTTTTACATTTGACTGTTTGTTAGCATTTGCCGCACTTATAGCGGCGCTCAATTGTTTAAATGCTGGAGAATCAGCATTGAAATGGTCTTTTATAGTCGGACCAGGAAGCTTCGGGGTATTAGAAGCACCAGATTCAGCCTGCTTATCTCGGCCTAAAACCATTCTGCCGGAATCTAACTTTGAAGCGACATCTTTAATAGTTCTAGAAAGTTCCTCGTTTTCCTTTGCTTTAGGAGCCGGAGTATGCTCTGGAAGACCTTTCGGACCGTCTTTCTTTGGCGAATCATACTTGCTGGAAATATCAGCAGCTTTCTTTGCTGTATCAGCTTTTATGTCGTCTATTTCTTTATTAGCGTTATCGCTAGCCTTCTTCTCTGTAGCTGCTTCTTTTTCTTTGGCCGCTGATTCTTTCTCTTGCTTAGCTTTTGATTCAGCATCCTTTGTGTTATCACGAGCCGCCTTATCAGCTTCGCTACGTTCTTTATCGGCCTGTGCCTCTGCTTTCTTTGCTTGTGCTTCAGCCTTTCTGAGATCAGCCTCGTTATTAGACTTCTTAAACGGATTAATTGTCTTGCCCGTGATCTCTTCTACAGCGGAATTAACATCCCTAACACCTCTAGCGATCGTTGCGATATTAGAAACTACCTCGGCGCCCTTCTTAAGTGACGCCATCGTCATTTCGTCTTCAATCTTAAAGCGCTCATTAAGCTTTCGCATTTCGTCAGCGGTGAACAGATCCTTGTTAGCAAGAACGCCAAGGCGAGATTTAGAAGCTTTTTCTTTAAGTTTAGCTTTCTTTTCCTCAGCCGCTTTCTCTCTATGAGCCTTTATTACCGTAGCTGCTTTCTTTCCAGCATCAAACGTTTTCTTAGCACCTGCGCCAACCATACTTGCAGCCTTCTTTGCGCCAGAGACAATTCCATAACGTTTTCTACCGGCATCAGTTAAAGAACCGTCCGAATTCTGGAATCTACGAAGACCCCAACGCTGACCTTTAATGCCGTGGTGCTCCAGATAGGAGGAGTCACCAAGAATTAGAGTATTTCCTTCTATATACGCCCCTCCGCTCATTCAAAGGCCTCCTTATTAACTTTGTAAGACACATAGGCGTCCATCATAGCCGCCACGTTGTCAATCTTTTCGTCGTATCGTTTCTTAAGCAATTTTCTATTCCCGTTTGTGTCTTCAAGAACAACACAATTTCCCATACAAAAAGACATGAGCGCTTCATCGAACAAAAGTAATCGATCTTCGGCCATGTCTTTCAATTCGCCAAGCGGCACAGATTCAGTTTTAACGCCCTGTGGAACTTTCTCGATTCCGAAAGGTCCATTCTCAAGTTCCCATCTCTGAATGAACTCTTTCGCATTGTATGGGTCGTAACCAAGGCACCTTACATCGTATCCGGAATCTTCAATAAACTTATCGAGATCGTCATAGACCTCCATCATGTCTATGGTGGTTCCTTCAAGAACTATGAGGCTGCCTTCTCGCATGAATTCGTCATACTTTTCTCTCATCGTTCTCGGAAGTTTGTCAAAGGTTCTGGAAGAAATATAGCTTCTAGCCTTTACTCCGAAATACCCTCTGGACAACGGGAATAGGAATGTCGCAGCACAGAAGTCATCACCCTGCGAAAGGTCAAGACCCAGCGCACATGGTAGATTCCAAAAGCTTCTGCGTCTGTGGGGTAACGTCTCCTGGTATGTAAAGAAGTACGTATAACCCTCCATAGGTATTCCGAATCGTTTTGCTAAAATATCGTTACGAGCTGCTGGTGCTTTCTCAGCACGCTCAACATCTCGCTGATAAGCATCGTACGTTACAGTCAATCCGAGATTAGGATTTGCCTTTAACCACATATCTGGATCGGCAACTTCCTTAACATCGTCTAATTTGTAATACCAGATTGAAACGTGCGGTGCGTAGTATTCACCTTTAAGTATCGACATCAACTCCATTTTGATGTCGTCGCCGGAAGAGTTTCGAACAGTTCCTTCTGAAGATGTAGCAATGATTATGTAATCATCGAGTCCACCCTTGGCTGCACCCTGCTCAATAGCGCCAACCGGATCTTCTCGAATTGTTCCAGACAACCATTCGTCAACCGTAGAACATTTACATCTCAGACCCTGGATTTTGTCAATCGACATGGGTCTGATCTCCAAAAGAGAACCCGTAATGAAGTTCTCAATTCCTTTCTTAGTAGACGCAAGCTTCTGCCTGTTTGCTCTGCTTCCGGTTGTGTTCTGAAGAGAGCCTTCTGTTAGGAACTTGAACAGTGGTCCTCTGGCTCTTGTAATCGCGGTCTTAATCGGAGACAAAATCTCTTCCGATTGTTTCATTGTAGGAGAGGTCGTGATCTGATGCGTCGTGGAGGCGTCGACGTTAAGATAGTAATTCTGGATTGTACTTCCATACATCGACTTAGCTGCTCCACGAGCAACAATCAGATACTGTTTAAGCGTTAGCCGCTTCTTCTCTTTTCTAATTTCGTAATGTCCGCCTCGTCCATTCTTGTTACGTTTGTAGACGGATCGTTCAGAAAAGTAATACCATCCAAATACCTGCTCACCCCACAGCTTGAAAGAATCGAGAAGATGCAAATCTCTTCCATCGGTCAAAGTGAGCTCTTCATTACAGAACTCAATCCAACCTTCAACAGCTTTGTCGTCGTAATAGTACCGAGGATCTCTTATTAGATCATCAATTCTATTCATCTCCATTGAGATCTCTTGACAAACTGGAATCTCACCTCGAATTACAGCATCTCGAAACTCCCCGTAATACTTTGGAGTCGCAGTATTGGATAGCATTTGTCCTCCTTATGCTTTGGGCCAGTTCTGATCGCCCCAGCACTTCGGTCCCCAACCATCCGGAGATCCGAGATCAGCGCCCTGCTTCTTCCGAGCCTCAATGTAGGACGCAATAGCAAACATTGTTTTCTCGCCAGCTTCCCCATCAAGTTTAAGGGGCTGACCATCTTTACCTTTGAATCCTCTGGCTTTAAGAATCTCCTGAACAAGGAGAACGTGCGGGCCGGTCGACCCGAGTTTTATAGTAGAAAGCTTATATGTTACTGCCATTTTGATTTCTCCTTATACTTAATCCCAGTCAATAACATGAATTTTTCGTATGTAGTCATGGTTCTCTTTAGAATCTTCATAGCCAAGCTTTTTCAAAGACAATGACGCAAGCTTATCCACATACTCGTCATTAATTCTATTACGAGCATCTATTTCTTTTGATAAAACGTCGTGATACGCTTTATACGCGGAACTTATTTCAGCGTTCTCTTTTCCAAATAATTGATAACTAGCCGATCTATCTCGCGCGTCATATACCTTAGCTAAAAGATCATTGGCTTCTTTTTCAAGTGGACCCACTTCATTCTTATACGCTTTACGATGATCATCCATGATCTTTTTACATTCTGGGCTATGCGGTTCGCTGAAATACCAGCTCCCAACCTTATCTTCAATCTCAGACTGAAGGTCTGCAACATCCCTATTCTTTAGTTTTCTTTCTTCTTTCTCTATTTGAGACAGACGGGCTTTCTGTGCGTCATCACCAGGTTTGTCGCCGTATTTCCGTCTTATCATCTCGCTAGATTTCCTATAAATTCGAGATTTGAGCTCCTCATCTACTTCGTCAAACTTTCCAGAAGCAAGTAAATCATTAACATTGCGAGTATGTTTATAAGCCTTTTCACGATGGTCCAAATATACATCATACGGTGTTCTACCATTAGCCTTCGCTTTGGTGATTTACGCCTTAGTAAAATCTACTATGGCCTTATCTCTGGCTTTTTTCGAATTAAGTTGCAAAGCTTTGTTAAAATTAACTTCGACATTCTTTTCGAGAATGGCTTTTTTCTTATCGGTCAAAACGCCTTGTCTTGCTTTTCCGGCGGCCGTTCTCGTTCCGTCTTTGTTCTGAAACCGTCGAATACCCCATTTCTGGCCAAGGATGCCGTGGTGCTCTAAATATGAATCATGCATTTTATACCTCAACATACACGCCATCGAAGTCATCTTCGTATTCTGGCTGGTTACTCTGTTTTACAACAACAACGGTATGACCCTGTGTCTTTGTAACGAGAATGTCGCCACGCATCAGCAGTTCCGGATTCGTAGCAGCGAGCGGATACTCGTCAAACTCGCCAGTTGCAAGAAGAGCGGATGCTTCGTTACCTGTATAAAAGTCAGAAGCAATGATTCCGGCATACGCAACACAAACTCGTACAAGTCGGGCGCAGTCTGTCTCGCAGTTTGTTGTTACTAACCGACAGTCAAAACCAACTTCCTTCGCAACATCCCAGAGTGTCCAGTTCTGATCCTGATCATAACCTATATGCGGATTAGCACAGGCGTATTCCATGTTATCAGCAATTCGTTCCCGCACTCTGGTGTTTTTGGCTCTAAGGACTCTCCAGCCTTTACGGTGAAGGTACCATTCCTGAGTCTCGACTTCGTTACCGGTCTGATCGCCAGCTCTACCACCTGAGTATTCGTAATTCTCATCGTGTCTTGCAGATCCAACTATTACCATCAGTCACTTACCTCCACATAAACGCCATCAAAGCTGTCCGAATCGACAGCATACTTCTCTATACAATTGCGACAGAACACATGCCTAGACCAATAAAGTCTATCGCCTGCCTGGTTCTCTGAACTGTGGTCATCCTGATCACACTTAAGCGCCCACATGATTTTATCAAGAGAGTAGTCACCGCCGCATCTTGTAAATATCCTCTTAGCCGCTTTAAGTCCACCAACATGCTCGATCTCAACCCACATCATCTGAGCCTTGTCATCAAACACGCCAAACTCTTCAGCTCGCTTGATGTAAGCAGGAAGCTGAATCTGGCAGAACAGTTCTACCTGCTTTGCCTTTCCGATCGGAGAAGAGATAATGTTGGCTATTTGTTTTCGTACTTCGTATGGCGGAACCCACTGATTCGCAACCCAGTTCATTCCAAGACAAGAATGCAGATAGATAGAAAACTGAGATGGATCGGCCATATACACCATTTTGAGCAACTCTCGTCCTTCTTCACCATAGAACTGATAGGCTCCGAGAGTAAGTGTTACTTCGAGACCAATCTTTGGAACTTTAACATCGTCCCATCGTCCGGCACCATAAACCTGGCCGCCAGTTTCAGCGCCAGTAATCATTTTGGCTGTAACGGCCTGGTTTTCTTTATTCATTCGGTTTTTCCTCTACTGTTCCTATAAGCGGTTCAAGCGGCTCAACAACTAGTTTCTCAGAATTCATAACCTGAACCGCTGCCTCTACAAGAGTAAGAATCTGCTGATTCGTCAGATTGATCCCAAGTTTATTTAATTCTTTTGTAACCTGATCGACAACCAGTTTGTATCGTTCTTCACCCATGTTTGGACCAACAATCATCTGCTCATACGCACGGACAGTATTCGTAATGATCTCTGCTGCCCAGCTGTACTGAGTGGATGCAAGCTTAGCCCGGACAAACGGAAGAACGTCTTTAACAATTGCATGTGCTGCCCATACGATCACTCCGTAAAGAACACAGTACAGTAAGTCAAAGAAAAGCTTCTCCATTTTAACCCTCCTTAATCGGTAAACTGTCTACTTCTCGCATTAATCTTTCACACGTTCCGTTACCGCCAAGTTCGCGGTATGGCTCATACAAATACTTCTTAAGATCCGCATACTCGTCATGGGTAATGTACCCACGTTTAATGTAGATCGTACATAAGTCGCAAATAGCTCTGTAACCTATCCCTAGAATCATCCTTCGTTCAGCAGTATTCTTAGCCTGCCTGTTCATAAGCCAAGCCCAGAAGCCTGATGAGGCGAATACTGTACAAATGATAGTTACAATAATGTCCCACGGTATTTTCACGACTGCCTCCTTTCTATAAAATTTTGTGGCAGACGTTAAACGCCAATTTCATAGTTGACATTGAGACGCCATTCAAGTCTGTCAATGTTTTCTTTGATCGCCTCTTTGATCGCCGAGCTAGCCGGTGGATCAAATATAAGACGAACCTTTAAAGCTACAAGAGACTTGACACTTTCCTGCATTGCCTGGTTCTCCCCAAGAAAGCTAGACCATGTTTCATAGCCATCATTCAGAGCAAAACCATCAGCAGGTCCAATTCCGATCTGCCTAAGATCCACAAAGACAGCGTTGATATCGTCAATTAGTTCCTGATCAAAGTGTTCGTGGATAGCACCGCCAGCTATTTTGTCTTTAATGGAATCTAAGATAATCTCATCCATAGTTACCTCCATGGACATGTGTCATTTGGTTTACGGGTAACTGGCTCTTTCGTAACTCCGCCCCAACCAGCATAGTGAATCGCCTCATGAGTTGAATGCAGACACGTAATCAAGTTTTCTGGATCAACCAACTTTGGAGATCGGTTACGAATATCATCCATCGTAATCGGATTGATGTGGTGTATACGAACGTAGCGTTTATTTATGATGTCTCGTCCTTCAATTCCTAGATCACACCCGTTGTCACGGAGGATGATGTCGTTTCTAAGCTGCCTCCATTCCATTGAGTTGTAAAACACCTGGTTCAAATATCGCTCTGAACCAAATGTGGTCTGACCAACTCTCCCGCCGATGTAAAGGTAGTCAAACCGCTCTTTGAATGTCGGAAGTTTGATTAGTTCAGAGTACGTCTTAATCGTAGTACTCATCTTCGTCTTCATCCGCCCCAGAATATCGACGGAAAGCTCTGATAGCCTCGCTATACAGATCTTCTGAATTCCTCTGGGAGTTTAGATTGTCGATCTTAGCAGCCTCGTAGTCCCTTTTCTGTCTCATAAGCTCTCTTTCTTCCATTTCTCTGGTTGATCCGAGCTTTAGGAAGTGAACAATCTCCGCTGCCGTAGCCGTACCGTCTCGAATGCGTTGCTCAGCAAGGTCGTAAGCGAGGCTAATGCACTCATTCTCACGTTCTTCTCTTGTCTGTGCACTCGATCTCCTGCTCCTTTTCAATGGTTTCGGTTCTCTTTTAGCCATAACAAATATCCTTTTCTATTACTTTTGAGACCTTTATACAGGCGTTGACGGGGGTAACCTAAGCCGTCTATACGTAAACTTGGAGGAGAACCGGAAACCGTAGCAGCAGGTAGCGTCGGATGAAAGGAGGAGCCGCCAACGCCCCTATAAAGGTCTCAAAAATATAACCCCCGGAGAAAATATGAGG